TGGTATCGAAGTTTGTACCAGCGGATGAATTAATTGTACCGTATACAGCTACCTCATTAGATGATGCGGAAGCAGTTATTCATACCGTGAAAATTTCAGAAAACGAATTAAGAAAACAACAAGTCAGCGGTTTCTATAGTGACGTTGAGTTAGGGCCTCCAGGTACAGATACTAATGGAGAGTTATCTAAAAAAGAACGTGAACTAGAAGGAACTAAAAAGACAGGTAAGAACGAACCTGTTTACACTTTGTTAGAGTGTCATGTTAATTTAGACTTAGAAGGTTTCGAAGACGTTGGAGCAGACGGTGAACCAACAGGAATAAAATTACCTTACCTCGTTACAGTCGATGAAGGTAGTAGGAAAGTTTTGTCTATTAGACGAAACTATGCGCCCGATGATCTAAAGAAAACTAAAATCCAATATTTTGTCCACTTCAAATTTCTGCCAGGACTTGGATTTTATGGCTTTGGACTCATTCACATGATTGGCGGATTGAGCAGAACGGCAACGGCTGCTCTCCGTCAATTATTAGATGCTGGAACTTTAGCTAACTTACCTGCTGGGTTTAAACAACGTGGAGTTAGAGTTAGAGATGAAGCATCACCAATACAACCAGGTGAATTTAAAGATGTAGATGCACCAGGTGGAAATTTAAGAGATGCATTCTTTCCATTACCATACAAAGAACCAAGTCCAACATTATTACAATTACTTGGAGTAGTTGTACAAGCTGGTCAAAGGTTCGCGGCTATTGCTGATATGCAAGTAGGTGATGGTAATCAAGGTGCTGCAGTTGGAACTACAGTTGCACTTCTTGAAAGAGGATCACGTGTGATGTCTGCTATTCATAAAAGATGTTACGCTGCAATGAAGAATGAATTTAAATTATTAGCTAAAATAGTTTCACAATATTTACCTCCAGAATATCCTTATGATGTTGTAGGTGGTCAAAGAAATATTAAACAAACTGACTTTGATGATAGAGTAGATGTTGTACCAGTTGCAGATCCTAATATATTTTCAATGTCTCAGAGAATTACACTTGCTCAAACACAATTGCAAATAGCAACAAGTAATCCACAACTTCATAACATGTATCAAATTTACAGAAATATGTATAATGCGATTGGTGTTAAAGATGTTGATGCAGTTCTACCTCCACCAGCGCCAACAGCACCAATGGATCCAAGTTTAGAACACATAAATGCCTTAGGTGGAAAACCTTTTCAAGCTTTTCCTGGTCAAGACCACCAAGCACACATTACAGCTCACTTAAATTTCATGTCAACTAACATGGTTAGAAATAATCCTGCTGTTATGGCTGCAATACAAAAAAATATATTGGAGCACATTTCAATTATGGCTCAAGAACAAGTTCAATTAGAGTTTAGAGAGCAAATGGTTAACATGCAACAGATGCAACAGATGGCAGCAACTAATCCACAGATACAACAACAGTTACAAATGTTAAATAATCAAGTTGAGGCAAGAAAAGCTGTGTTGATTGCTGAAATGACTGAAGAATTTATGAAAGAAGAAAATAAAATTACTTCACAAATGGATTCAGACCCACTATTGAAACTAAAATCACGTGAAGTTGACCTAAGAGCGATGGAAAATGAACGAAAAAAAGAAGCTGATCAAACAAAAGCTGATTTTGATAGAGCAAAATTGATGCAAGCAAGAGATTTAGCTGAAGATAAGATGGATCAGAACGAAGAATTAGCAGAATTAAGAGCAGGAGTAAGTCTTGCAAAAAAAAATAATGCTAATATAAACTAATAAAGGTAAATATTATGATGAACTATAAAAAAGCAAAACAAATGGCAGTTCCAAGTCAGAATATAGAAGTAGATCCAAGATCTAAGACTACAGCTGATGGTGCTTTTAATTATCTTCCTACAGGAGATAAAGAAAAAGTTAGAGGAACTAAAAGAATGTTAGCTGACAAGAAAAAAATAGCTACTTGGTACTAATATGTGGTTTTCGGCAATTAAATTAGCCGTCTCTGCTGGTAGTAAGATTTATGCTAACAAGCAGAAGACTAAAATAGCAATGTCAGACGCACAATTAATGCATGCGTCTCGTATGGCCGAAGGAAAAGAAGCTTACCAAGGCAAATTATTAGAAGCAAGGCAATCGGACTGGAAGGACGAGGCAGTTTTGATAATTTTAAGTTTGCCAATCGCAATTTTGGCCTGGGCAGTCGTATCGGATGACCCGACAGCGATGGACAAGGTAAAATTGTTCTTCGAAATGTTCTCGGAGCTTCCAAAATGGTTTACAAATTTATGGATCCTTGTCGTGGCGAGCATCTATGGTATAAAGGGTACACAAATATTTAAACAAAACGGAGGAAAAAAATAATGTCTAGATATGTCGGAGCAGGTAAAAAAGTATTTGAATTTTTAAAACCTAAACCAAAAGTTAATAAAACAAATTTACAAAAAAAGACAAGTGAGTTAAATATTGCTATACAAAAAACAAAAGGTTCTAAGGCAAAATTAAACCAAACATTGTTTGAGATAGAAAATAAAATGCCATTAACTTTTAAAAAAAAATCAGGAAGATCTATGAAAGAGTCTGATAGAAAAAAGAAAATTATGAAGGACAACAATAAAGTCATAGGTAGAATGTTTAAAAAAGCTGTAGAAGGAGATAAGTAATGGCTGGAAAACCAATTAGTAAAAGTAAACAAAAAGGATTAGCTAAACTAGCTAAATCAAAACCTGAGTTAGCAAAAAAGTTTGGATACAATCCAAAAAGAATGGTTGCTAAAACAGGTGGAAAAGCAAAAAAATAATGCTTGGTTTACTTAAAGGCATGGGTAAAGCTTACAAAGAAGCACAAAAAACAAAAAAAGCAGATAAACTTTATCAGTCTCAAAGAACAGATAAATATAGTGGTAATCCTCCAAAAGATCCTGACACTATTAAATTAAACAAACAACTTAAAACACTTAAACAAGTTGGAGCAGGTACTGTCGGAACACTTGGTGCAGCTACTGTTGTAGGTAAAGTAAAACAAAAAAGAAAAGAGAAAAAAAGAGCAGGTAAAAATAATGGCTAAACTTTGTGCAAAAGGCAAAGCAGCCGCTAAAAGAAAATTCAAAGTATATCCTTCAGCATATGCTAACATGTACGGTTCAGCCGTATGTTCAGGTAAAGTTACACCAGGTGGCAAGAAGAAAAGAAAAAAAGCTATGGGTGGTGGAATGATGGATATGACTAGAATGAGATACCTGAAAGGAGGTGCAGTATAATGACATTTAATCTACCAAAAGGAGGATTCAATCTAGGAATGGAGATTGATAAAAAGAAAAAGAAAAAGAAAGATAAAAAACCTGTTACTACAAAAGGTAATACGGTAAAAGAAGAAAAAGAAGGTCAAAAAATTGATGAAATTTTTAAACCTGTTCGTGGTAAAAAAGAAGGAATTAAAAAAGAAATTGCTATAATTCAATTAGACGATACTTTTGATAGAACTAAAAATTTAAATAAAATTTCTAAAAAAGGTTTAAAAAATGTAGTTGATGCTGCAGCAGATGATGCACAATTAACTCGTTCATTAAGAAAAATGAACAGAGATTTATTTAGAGGTGGTGGAAGAGCCACTTACAAAGATGGTTCTAAAGGTTGTAAAATGGCCACTAAAGGCAAAGGAAGAGCTTACGGAAAGAATTCGTAATGCGTACACACTTTTCAAAGGGTGGTTTAAGACAATGGGTATCCGAGAAATGGGTGGACATTGGAGCACCGAAGAAAGACGGAAAATATCAACCATGCGGGAGAAGCAAAGGCTCAAAGAGGAAGTATCCAAAATGCGTCCCACTTGCAAAAGCCACACGGATGACAAAAGGGCAAAAGGTGAGTGCTGTCAAACGAAAACGATCAGCAGGTAATCCTGGCGGTAAACCAACTAACGTAAAAACATTCGCATGAGAAAAAAAGAAAACCCTATAAGAAAAACTACTACAGGTAAGGGTGCTAATTATAGAAAAACAAAATCTGGAGCTGGAATGACAGCTAAAGGTGTACAAGCTTACAGGGCCGCAAATCCTGGAAGTAAATTAAAAACAGCCGTGACTGGTAAAGTGAAAAAAG